CTCAGTGTCACCGTTTAGTCGGACCTTTGCATAGATGAGGAAACCCTCTCAAGTCTTGCATTAGTCTCTCCACGGCTTGACACCGCCCCAGTCCATCATCACCCTAGTATAGGCACAGAATCCGGTCTCACCTTCATTTCTATGTACCTAATTAGGCCTCAGACTTCATCCTGGGGTCTCCCCACCCTTAGAAAACCCTACATCCCTTACTCGTATTTCGGCGACGGTCGGAACTTTTGGAGCATTACCCCGGACCAAATTGGTTCCCGGAGCAACTGCGCCTCGAATTCCTCATCGTTTGCTACCACCCTCTTACTCCCTTCCACCACTGTCTCTGTCCAGATGCCTAGGATCTTGCCTTGCTTGAATTGGCGTCGCTTTTCTCGCATTAGTGACTCTGACTTGAAGGCTCGGTTGATGTCTCGAACCCCACTATACGCCTCCCCTATTTCAAAGGGGTCAACGACCATACCCTCTTGGGAAACGAAGCCGGTGAGGAAGCTATGCTCCCAAAAACCGTCATCTTCACCTAGGAACCGAAGCAATCCAATATCTTCGGGCGTCTTGAACTCACTCTTAATTGCCAGTAAATCTTTCTGGAGATTGAGTTCATGAGCTACGGCCTTCATAAAATCAGGCCTCGGCACTTGAGGGGTTATTCTTCTCAAGAATTTATCTGCCGACTGGGGACAACCTTCCAAAGTTGCTACCTCCAGGTACTCCAACGCGGTGTATTTATGATCGTGAGGGGGGATTAGACCTAAACCCCCCAGGTATTGAGGAAGAAAGAATGGCGTTCCAATGTCCACCCTCTCTAACCCAACTTTTCTATAGTCACTTAGCTTGGCCATCTGGATCTTGTTAAAGACCTTAGTGAAAGCTCTCATCATTGCTGGACGTGATTGATTTTCGTCATGATCCCCGGCAACCATCTGCCTCCCCTTCCTAGCCCTAGCCTCAACCGTATTCCTCCATTTAACGTAAGATTCTAGATTATCGTTTCTCAACAATGTATCCTTCCTCTGTAAGTCTTGTAGATATTTAAGTTGCGCGTAGTCCGTCTGGGAGGTCTTAAGGGCTTGCTTTTGTACGGGGTTGAGCTCAAGAGGTGCCGCATAGGTTTTAGGCGACACCCGGTTCACTCTCAACTCAGCAGCCAGAATCTCGAGATCCCGATCCGTGAGGAGTGTGATGTCCGTATACGTTGTACCCTGTTGTCCACTACTTCTCTGACCTCCGATTAGGAGGCGTGAGTTTACTGCGGCTTGTTTATGAAAGAGCGTCACGGGGCCTGTTGACCCCATTCGTTGAAAGATGACGCGAGCCGCGGAGATCTGCCCCTCCTTACCCCTCTTGCCCATGGTCAATGGCCTAGGCGAAGGGTTGAAGAAGTAGAGTTCACTGTTAATAATTGCCACCCTTTTGTGAGTGTAATTTTTACCGAGAGAGAACTTCAGACCACACTGTTTGGTGATCTCTTTCCATATTTCGTAATGTTCGTTAGAATAACACCAGTATAAGATGTCATCCCCGTTCACCACCATAGGTAGTTCCTCCAGCACACAGTATTCGTTCTTCCCTAGTACCCCGATAGATCGGAAGTATTCCTCGTATGCAACTTTCGTCGCTGCCAAGTTGATGAGGCAGAGGATTGGAAAAGACGAGGGTGAACCCATTAGTTGTCCCCATTGTTGTTTGTGTAGTGGTCCTTTTTTCGTATACTTGAGTTCGTGTCCAGTCAAGCACTGCTTCAGGACCCATTGGTCCTCTAGCGGAACGCGCAAACGCTGACAGATTGCTTCATTAGCCACCTCCGAAAGGAAGGGGTGAAGTAGATCGGTTGCACTCTCATAGTCCCCTGACACAAAGAAACCGTCCGAATCCTCGAGAGAGAAATAGGGCGAATTCCCAAATGTCTGAGACAAAATTGCGGAGTTGCAGGGTTGTCCGATCAGTCTGCAGTTAGTTTGCTTGCGCATAACCCCATGTATAACCTTTTGCCACCGTCGCGCCAGATGATACTGGTCGGCGTCACCCTTCGTGATTGTCCTTACCTTGAATGCCTCTAACAGAGGAACGACCTGGGCTTCGACACTTAGTCGAGCATAGGCCGCCCTCCGTGAGCTATTCTCCGCCTCGGTAAAAAGTTCCGAGTCGTGGGGAGTTCTCACATCGACGTATTCAGTCCTGTATGTACAGTATGAATGTAAGTATCCGTCGGCGGGTTCCGGTAGTGTATACTTCTCGCCATGGTTTCCCAAAAGGTCACCAACTGCCCCCCCGAGGTGACGGCCACAATTGACCGATGCACCAAGGGAAGGGAGACGAGAAGGAGGCCGAGCCTCCAGGGGAATGAGTCTGGTATGTTTGTCCACTAGTTTGTAAGTGTCTGTTGTTTTGTCGTATTTCACAACCTTTTTCTCATCCTGGTTAGGTAGTTTTCCAAAGATGTCGTCTGAGCATTGCTGGATAGCCTTGAAAATTAAGGCTTCCATGCGTTCACTCAGAGGATCTTCCCCGTTAGGGGTGCACATAATTTTCTTGTGCTTTTGGAGATTTTCCTGAACAAAGGAGGAGTCAACAGCGAGTGAGGCGTTCTTTGTCATGTACAAATCTTTAGTGAGTGTGATCATAATTCTTACCACCTGGCCGAAGGATTTCTTTCCGACAGCGTTCTTGGTTGAACTACACAACGTTCGCCAAAGAGGGTTATCAAAGAGGAAAACCAAACGTTCCCCATCTGTCGCCCTAACAAAGTCCGGACAAGGAGGTAATTCTTGTTGTTGAAGCATGGAGGCCCAAAGGGTTGCCGTGCTCCACTTAAGAAACTTCTCCATCAATCCGTGCTCTGCATATGCCCATAATCGCCCTACTAGTTTAGACTGGGTCTCTTGTAAGAGAGCCCCTTCCAGACCCAGCTGCGCTTGTTTGTATGCGTGTAACCCGTAGTCCAACCCTTTAAGGCTAGATAACCATAACTGTATAGTATTTGTGTACCATTGTGTCATGTGGGCCGCTTTAACAAAGCAGTCAAGTGAGAG